TTGAGCATATTCAAAACCCTATTCAGGTCAAGAGACAAACCAGTTTCAAACAGCCTGTTCGGTAGTGCATACAACTTTTTCTTTGGAAGTACTACCAGTGGTAAAACCGTTAATGAGCGAACGGCCATGCAGACTTCTGCCGTCTACGCTTGTGTTAGAATTCTGGCAGAAACAATTGCAAGTCTGCCTCTTCATACTTATCGGTATACGATAAACGGCTGCGAAAAAGCAACGGACCACCCTTTGTATTATTTGCTTCATGATGAACCAAACCCTGAGATGACTTCATTTGTGTTTAGAGAAACACTTATGAGTCATCTTTTATTATGGGGAAATGCATATGCCCAGATAATAAGAGACGGTAGAGGGAATGTTGTTGCTCTTTACCCTTTGCTGCCTAATAGGATGATGGTTGGCAGGGCCGCAAACGGTGAAATTTATTACAGTTATTCAGTATATACCGATGAAGATCCAATGTTAAAGGGCTGTGGGCAAGTAAATTTGAGCAGTGATGAGGTTTTGCATATTCCTGGACTCGGCTTTGATGGCCTTATTGGTTATTCACCGGTTGCAATGGCTAAAAGTTCAATAGGTATGGCAATAGCCTGTGAAGAATATGGTGCCAAATTCTTCGCAAACGGTGCAAACCCAGGAGGAGTTCTTGAACATCCGGGTGTAGTTAAGGACCCGGCAAGAGTGCGGGAAAGCTGGAACTCGGTATATCAGGGAAGTGGGAATGCACACAAAATAGCCGTTTTGGAAGAGGGTATGAAATTTCAAAGTATAGGTATTCCGCCGGAACAAGCACAGTTTTTGGAAACAAGGAAGTTTCAAATAAATGAAATTGCCCGTATCTTTAGGATACCGCCTCATATGGTTGGTGATTTAGAAAAATCCAGCTTTAGTAATATCGAGCAGCAGAGTCTGGAGTATGTAAAATACACACTTGATCCTTGGGTATCAAGGTGGGAAATGTCTTTACAAAAAGCACTTCTACTCCCAAGTGAAAAGAAAAATTATTCAATAAGGCTGAATGTTGATGGGCTACTTCGTGGTGATTACGCTTCACGTATGGCAGGTTATGCAACAGGTCGTCAAAATGGCTGGCTCTCTTCTAACGATATACGGCAGCTTGAAAACCTCAACCTTATTCCGGAAGAATTAGGAGGAGACCTTTATCTGATTAATGGTAACATGACAAAGCTTGCTGATGCAGGCGCTTTTGCAAATAAAAGTAATGGAGGAAATGGACAATGAACAAAAAGTTTTGGAATTGGGTAAAAAACGAGGATACACGCACGCTTTATCTTGATGGTGCAATAGCTGAGGAATCGTGGCTCGGCGATGAAATAACACCTAAACAATTTAAATCAGATTTGTTCAATGGCGAGGGTGACATAACAGTATGGATCAACAGCCCGGGCGGTGACGTTTTTGCTGCTTCACAAATATACAATATGCTGATGGATTACAAGGGTAAAGTAACTGTAAAGGTTGATGGTCTTGCTGCAAGTGCCGCTTCAGTGATTGCAATGGCAGGTGGCGAAGTGCTTATCTCCCCTACGGGACTTTTTATGATTCATAATCCTATGACTGTGGCGTTAGGTGACACAGAGGATATGCAAAAAGCAATTGATATGCTTAGTGAGGTCAAGGAGTCGATTATTAATGCATATCAGTTAAAAACAAGCATATCACGTGCGAAACTGTCAAATATGATGGATGCTGAAAGTTGGATTAATGCCAATAAAGCAGTCGAACTGGGTTTTGCAGACAGTATCATGTTTCAAAAAGATACTGAGATGGCACCTTCAAACGAGGGTGTCATTTTTAGTAGGATGGCTGTTACAAACTCAATACTCAGTAAACTACCCCGCAAAGAAAAGCCTAAAGGTATAGAAATCAACACATTAGACAAGAGGCTTGCCCTCTTGAAATTTTAAGGAGGAATATTTATATGAGTAAAATTCTAGAACTACGTGAAAAGAGGGCTAAGGCATGGGAAACAGCTAAGGTGTTTCTTGACACGAAACGTGGCGATGATGGAATCATCAGTTCTGAGGATACTGCAACCTATGAAAAAATGGAATCTGACGTTGTAAATCTGGGTAAAGAAATTGACAGGCTCGAAAGACAACAGGCGCTTGACCTGGAACTTTCTAAACCAGTTAGTGTACCAATATTTACAAAACCTAATGCAACTGTTGAGGAAAACGCCAGCGTAATCAAGCCAAGAGCGACGGACGAATACAAGCAGGCATTCTGGAAAGCTATGCGAAACAAAAATAGCTTTGATGTACAAAATGCCTTGCAGGTAGGCACTGACAGTGAAGGCGGTTATCTTGCTCCTGACGAATTTGAGGCAATATTGATTGAAGCACTGGACGATGTAAATATCATCAGGAAGCTTGCAAGTGTTATCACAACTTCAAGCGGTGATAAAAAAATACCTGTTGTAGCAACAAAAGGAACGGCCGATTGGACAGATGAAGAAGCACCCATGCATGAAAGTGATAACACTTTCGGACTTGTAACTATTGGCGCTCATAAACTAACAACAATGCTCAAAGTTTCTGAGGAACTCCTGAACGACAGCGTATTTGATTTGGCTTCATATATTGCTAAAGAATTCGCTCGAAGGATTGGACGCGCCGAAGAAGAAGCATTTATCACAGGTAATGGCACCGGAAAGCCAACCGGCATATTTACAAGTGGTGAATTAGGTGTGACTTCTGCAAGTGCAACTGCTATTACAATTGATGAACTTCTTGACCTATACCATAGTTTAAGAGAACCTTACCGCAAGAATGCAGTATTTTTAACAAATGATTCTACAATTAAAGCAATCAGGAAACTAAAGGATACGACCGGTCAATATATTTGGCAGCCTTCTATTCAAGCAGGAGCACCGGATACTGTTCTTAATAGGCCTGTCAAAACTTCGACTTTTGTGCCTGGCGTTGAGGCTGCTGCTAAGATTATAGCTTTTGGTGACTATTCGTATTACTGGATTGCGGATAGACAAGGCAGAGCATTCCAACGCTTAAATGAGCTTTATGCTGCAACTGGACAGGTTGGGTTTAGGGCCACGCAGAGAGTTGACGGAAAGCTTACGCTATCTGAAGCAGTTAAAATCCTTCAGATGAAAGCTTAATGTGAAAGGTTGGTGAGGGTATGCTCGTTACAATTGATGACGCAAAACAATATTTAAGAATTGAGGGTGCTGACGAGGATATCCTCATTGAAAGCCTGATTACAATAGCGCAATGTCTGTGTGAAGATATTTTAAGATGCAAGATTTCAGATTTTGATACTGCTCCTCAGATGGCTGTTTTAGCAATTAAATTTGCTGTTGCCTATCTCTATGAAAACAGAGAAACGGCAAATTATGATGAACTCATAAAAAGCCTTAAAATCCTATTGTCAGCAAACAGGCTAGAAATGTTTTGAAATTGGTGGTGAAATGATGCTTGCAAAAATAAATGTTGGCGATCTGCATTCAAAGATAACGATCCAACGTGATACATCCGATGGCACAATTGCACCAGTGTGGGCTAATTTTGCTACCTTATGGGCAAATAAAAAAGGGCTTACAGGACGTGTGTTTTACCAAGCGGCAGCAGTACAATCCGAAAGTGATGTTATTTACACAGTGCGGTATATTGCAGGAATTACCGCTGGAATGCAGATTGTAGATGGCGAGCGTATATTTAGAATCAAAGCACCACCATTTGATGCTGATGGACGTAAAAAATGGCTGGAACTACGTGCAGAGGAAGTGATGACAAATGGGGGCTGACATTGAGCTTGCCGGCATGAGTGATTTAATAGATCAACTTGACCTGATGGTTTCAAATTCAAAGCAAGTGATCGATGAAACTTTGAAAGCCGCGGCAGAACCCATACTTGCGGATGCACAACAAACAACCGCATTTATTGATCGTAGCGGAAGGCTCCGAAAAAGCCTATCCATTAGTCAAACCATAATAAAAAAAGGTCAGACATACGTCCTTGCGGGTTCTTTGAAAAAAAGCATATACTATGCGCGATTAGTCGAGTATGGACATTCCAATGCTCATGCGCATCCGTTTATGGCCCCTGCTTTTGAACGGCACAAAGAGGAGGCATATCAGATTATCAAAAAAAGGCTCAAGGAGGCTTTAGGTTGAAAAATTATAAAACCAAAGCTAGTCGCAGGCACAAAACGTACTTCTTTCATAACGTTTTGTGTGTGACTGGGTGAAGTATCATGCTTCTGAACTATAAGACAGTAATTCAAACAGCTTTGTCATCTTTAAAGGTTCCCGTTAGTTTTCAGGTTTATCGTGGCACTGCTGCAACATATATTACATTTTTCTGTTACAACCAGATGAGCGAGTTATACGCAGAAAACATAGAGGTGGCAACTGGTTATTATGTGCAAATCGACATTTGGAGTAAAACTGATGATTATGATACACTTGCCGAGCAGATTAAATCCGCCATGACAACAGCAGGTTTTCAAGGGTATACAGCCCAAGATCTATATGAAAGCGATACTAAGATATTTCACAAAGCAATCAGATTTAACATTATCAACTGAAAGGAAATAATCGTATGAGTACGGTAACAGGTATAGAAAAGGTATATATTGCTATGAATACAAAAGATGATGTTTCAGCTCTTACTTATGGTGTTCCTGTTTATTATGAGGGCATCAAAGAGCTTGGAATTAAGCCAAAAACCAACAATGTCAAACTTTATGCAGAGAACAAACTATGGGATCAATCGAATTCGTTTGATAGTGTAGACGTAGATATCACTTTAGCTTCATTATCAAGCATACAGAGAGCGATGTTATTAGGACAGACAATTGCAGCAACCGGCGGTGTTTATGCGACAGATGATGATTTGGCACCGTATGTCGCAATCCTCTACAAAGCAAATATCCGTGGGGGATTTCGATATGGTGTACTGTATAAAGGTTTGTTTGCACTGCCGGAAGACACTGCAAAAGGTCAGGAAGGCAAACTTGAATTTCAAACTCCTAAAATCTCAGCAGTATTCCAGTCTACGGTTTATGAAATTACAGGACAGGATGGAAATAAAAAAGGCGTATGGGAATATCATGTTGACACAATTGACCCCAATTGTCCTGTGGGTATTGATGCAACCTGGTTTACAAGTGTCACTGTGCCAACCCTTGATATAGTCGCGCCAACTTTTACAAGTGTGCCGGCGAACAACGCAACAGGGGTGGCAGTTGGCGCTGCAGTTAATATTACATTCAACAAGGCAATGGACGATAGTACAATTACACTTGGGAACATATTCTTATTGACAGCTGCTGGCGTTCTGACAACATGTCTTTTAACGCTCAACACAGCTAAAACAATCGCCACATTGACACCGGGGAGCAATTTATCTGCAGGAGTATACCTTACGGTTATAACTAACGGCGTTAAGTCTGCAACTGGTGTAGCAATTGCAAATACAAGCGTTATAAAATTCACAGTTTAAACTTACCTTTATAATTTTAGGAGGATAAAAATGATAACTATTAAAATAAAAAGAAGTTTTGGCTTTGATGCAGACGACAAGGAGATCATTGAAGCCCAAACATACGTTGCGCCAACTCCAAAGGCCAGAATGATTAGAACAGCTGCGGAAATGACGGAAAACTTAGATGCGAAAGCACTAAAAACAGCAGACTTGGATTTGATGATTGATTTCGTTGTTGATTTATTTGGCAAAAAATTCACTGCGGATGATGTCTGGGACGGAATAGATGCCGATAAGCTCATACCAACAATAACAGGCTGTATTGGTGGACTTACTGGTGATATGAACAGTAAACTAAGTTCAATCCCAAACGCCGGGGCGGAGTAGGAAAACTAATCTCCGCCAGTGATTTTATGAAAGAATTTTATATAGGCAGATTGAAAGATGGTTGGTCATTATCGGAAATCGATGAGACTGACTTTTTTTATTATCTGGATTTAGTTTCTTACGAAGCAAATCAAAAAGACGATGCCTGTACAATTGACGAAATATTTTAGAGAGGTGTGAAACAGATGGCAAACGAAGAGATTAAAAGCTTGGCAGTTAAAATAGCATTAGATGACGGTACCTTTCAGCAAGGCGTGTCAAGTCTAAAGCAGAATTTAGCTGTTATTAACTCTGAATTCAAGGCCAGTGTTTCGGGTGTTAATGATTGGGGTAAAAGTTTAGATGCCTTAAAAAATAACGCCGCATCTCTCGGCGAGAAAATAGCAGTACAAAAAAGTATTGTTTTGGCTTATACGGAGCAGTTGCAGAAATCGCAAGAGGCTCTTTTGCAGAACTCACAGAAAATGTTGGACTTAAAAAGCAAACTTGATACTGTTAGAACTGCGTATGAAGCAAGTAAATCTGCTGTAGGTGATAATGATGAAGCAACCAAGAAACTAAAGAACGAACTTGAGGCTTTGAACAGTCAATATACTTCATCTGAAAGTCTGGTCCGAAGAAACAATACCTCTGTGCAAGGATATGCTGTGCAAGTCAATAATGCAAGAGGTGCGTTGAATAGCATGGAATCAGAGCTTAAGCAAACAACTGCTAAAATAGAAGAAAATTCTTCATGGTGGAGCAAATTATCAAGTTCAACAAAATCATCATCTGAAAATATGAAAAGCAGTGTATCAAGCGCATTTGCTGGTATCAAAGGAGCAATCCTTGGTGCAGCAACTGCTGTGGGGGCTGGGTTTTCACTGAACAGCATAATTGAATCCACTGATACCGCCGAAAAAAACATGACACAATTAGAGGCTGTTTTAAAATCTACAGGTGGTGAGGCGGGAATTACAGAAAAGCAGGCACTTGATCTTGCTTCAAGTCTTGGTGGAGTAACTACATTCGGAAAAGAAGCAACACTCAGTGCTGAAAATCTTTTACTCACTTTTACTAATATAGGTAAGAATACAATGCCCGGAGCAACTGAGGCTGTTTTAAATATGTCGCAAGCACTCGGTCAGGACACAAAATCAAGTGCTATACAATTAGGGAAAGCTTTAAATGACCCTATTAATGGTTTAACTGCTTTAAAGCGTGTCGGTGTTGCATTTACTGATTCTCAAAAAGATCAAATAAAAGCAATGCAAAAAGCGGGTGATATAGCAGGTGCACAGAAATTAATCCTTGCTGAACTCAATAAAGAGTTTGGCAATAGTGCGAGAGCAGCAGGATCAACATTACCGGGACAATTACAAATCGCAGGTAATACTTTTAAGGAAATCGGTGCAGAAATTGGAATCGCTTTAATACCTGCGATACAAGAAATAATGCCAAAGCTACTGGATGCAGCCAAAGGAATAGCGGATTTCATATCAAACCACAAGCAGGAAATACAAAATGCGGTAGAAGAGATCTCAAACGTAATTAAAAGCATTTTTAACTTTATATCAGAGCATGGCGAACTTGTAAGAGGCGTTATTATCGGGATAGTTGGAGCATTTACGATTTATAAAGCTGTAATGCTTGGAATGGCTATTCAGCAAGGCATAGTTGCTGCTATGACAAATGCTATGACAATAGCTCATGGTATTCATACAGCAGCTCTTGGTGTGGCAACGGCTGCACAATGGCTGTTTAATATAGCCCTGGATGCAAACCCCATAGGTATAATAATTATTGCGATTGGCGCATTAATAGCAGTCGTTGTTTTGATTGCTACACATTGGAAAGAAGTCAGTGCGGTTTTAATGTCCGTTTGGAAAGTTATTGTTAGTACCTTTGATACATCAATAAAAGCAATCATCGGATTTTTTCAAGGCTTGTGGAATGGAATAGTCGCAGTATTTACGCCCATTGGCAAATGGTTTGGGGACGTATTTAATGCCGCCTTTCATGCGATTGTATTTGTCTTCAGCACATATATTAATTTTTGGATCGGATTATTTAACGGTGTTGTTGCAATATTCACTCCGATAGTCGAGTGGTTCAGTCAAGTATTCACAGCAGTATTCGTTATTATAGGGATGATTATCAGTCCTATCATTAAATTTTTTGCCGGTATATGGAACGGTATAACTCAAATATTCTCTGCTGTTGGAAAATGGTTCGGTGATATATTTACAAGTGCATGGAACGCGATAGTTTTTGCATTTTCTTTATATATTAGTTTCTGGGTCGGCTTGTGGAATGGAATTGTTAATATATTCACTCCAATCATTAAGTGGTTTGGAGATATTTTTAATGCAGCATGGAATGGCATCAAAACAGCATTTTCTTTTGTCGGTGTATTTTTTCAAGGCATATGCAACAGCATCGTCGGAATGTTTTCGCCAATTGTTAAGTGGTTTGCAAACATATTCACCGGTGCGTGGAACGGTATAGCCACGGCATTTTCTGCTGTTGGAGGATTCTTTCAAGGCATTTTTAATACTATTGTAGGAATATTCGGAAATATAGGAAATGCAATCGGTAATGCAATTAGTGGTGCTTTTAAATCTGTCGTTAACGGAGTTTTAGGTATTGTTCAAGGATTTGTGAATACAGTAATCGGTGGGATAAACGGAATAACAGGGCTGTTAACAAAAGTATCGGGCGTTAAAATAAACGTAATACCAGAGCTTAAAATTCCTAAGATGGACGTTGGCACAAGATATTTGCCAAGCGATATGCTGATCCAAGCACATGAGGGCGAAATGATCGTGCCCAAAAACGAAAATCCATATGCAAACAGCGGTGGCGGAATCATGCCAAAAGGTGATTTGATCATTAAAATCGACAGATTTATAAACAATACGGAGAAAGACATAGAACAGCTTGCATATGAACTAAACTTCTACACTCAAAGACTTACAATGGCCAAAGGAGGCAGTTGAGTTGACAAGTTTTACTTTTGGCGGAAAAGACAGTTATTCCGATTATGGGATAATAGTTGAAGAGAGGCCCACAATTCCCTCACCCAAACGAAGGGTAACCTCCGTAGATGTTCCCGGCAAAAACTCATCACTGCATTTTGATGAGAACACTTATGAAGACATAACGTTTACACTCACGTGCTGGGTGGATGCAACCGAAGAGGATCTTAATGACAAACTGGATGTCATAAAAGGGTGGCTTTTTGGATCAGGTGAGAACGATTTAATATTCAGCTATCAATCTGATAAAAAATATATTGCTCAAGTGGTAAATGCCATAAACTTTTCGCCGCTTTATAAAGTCATTGGCAAATTCCCTATATTATTTAACTGTCGCCCCTTTAAACTTTCGGTGAATAATTCAGTTATAACTTCAAACGCTCCAGGCTCAATATCAAATATAGGTTCAATATATAGCGAACCAATCATCAAAGTTTACGGCAATGGCAATGGAATGCTCACAATAGGCAGTCAAATAATCGCACTCGCAGGTTTATCCAGCAGTATTGTTATAGACAGCACAATTCAAGACTGCTATGCAGAAGATGGAACAAATCTTAACAATAAAATGTCGGGTGACTTCCCTACTCTTGACGTGGGTATTAATAACATTAGCTGGACAGGAGCAATAACAAGGGTTGAGATTACTCCACATTGGCGGTGGTTATAACGTCAATCATAATATATGACAAGAAAACAACAAAGGGCAATTTTGATAATAACGGGTTGTCTGTTCTGAATGAATGCATCACATGCGAAACGGACGAAAAACAAAATGATGATTACTCCCTATATATTGAATATCCTTCCATTTCTAAAAAGGCTCAGTATTTTGTAAAATACAATATCATTAAAGTAGACGGGCAGCTTTTCAGAATCTATAAGGTTGAGAAAGAGCATAAAAGCGATAAGATTGTTTATGTGTGGGCAAGTCATATATTTTATGATTTGTCCTTTGACTTGATTGAAAGCGTTTCTCTATCAGCAACAAGCGTTAAAACTGCTATGACAAAGGCTTTAGAAGGCAGACAGTTTGGATCGGTTTACACACTCGACAGTGACATTGTCATTGCCGGGAGCATCAATTTTACTCAGATTAACCCTGCTCAAGCTATGTTCAATATCATTACAACTTGGGGATATGGTTATCTAAAAAGGGATAACTTTGATATTAAAATACTTATCTCATCTGGTGTCGATACCGGAATGCTTATCAAATACGGTAAAAACATTCAAGGTATAAAAATAACAAACGATTCTACAGATGTTGCGACAAAGATGTACCCGGTGGGTAACAGCGGCGTAACGCTAACTGAAAAATATATTACGATTGCAAATTGGAATAGCTCTGATTATCCATCGTTTCCAATTATTAAAAAGGTTTCATTTGATGCAAATGATGAGCCAACACTCAGAGTGTTAGCACAAGCTGCTGCAGATACAATAGGTCTTGAAAGAATAACTATTGAAGTAGATTTCATGGAGCTTTCAAAAACTGTAGAGTATCAAAATTACAAGAATCTTGAAACCGTAAGTGTCGGAGATATCGTAACGTTAAAGCACAGTGAATTAAATCTTGATGTTAAGGTAACTGTTATTAGGATTACAACCGATCACCTTACCGGTAAGAATACAAAGGTTCAATTAGGGCAGCCAAAAAAGTATGCAGATAATTCATCAGAAATAAACTCAGCCTTGCAAACAGTAAAAGATGATTTAGGCAATCAGATCGCAAAAGTCACAAGCTCCATGATGTATTATGCCAATCCTGCTGTTCTCACCATTGGGACAGCAAGCCAAAACCCTGTTTATTTAGGAATAACCGCTGTAGATAATACAAACCTTACGTGTTTGATTTCAATTTATGGGGTCGCAAGTGCGGTGTGTACGTTAAATATTCAGATATTGTTAGATAACCGAGCGATACCTTTTACCCCAAAACAAAAACTTCAAGTAGGCGATAACATTATAGGCGTACCTCTTGGAATTCCGCAAGTTCCCTCTGGTGGTCACTATATAAGCATAATATTAAACACAGATACAGGAACTTTTACGATACCCTTGTTTAATCTTGAAGTTATGATTGACGGTAGAAACTTACAGGGTGGACTTAATGCTGAACCGCCTCATGCCGAAAAAATTCAAGCTATTTCCTTTTTAAATGTTTTAAGCGGGACTTCCACCACTACTGCTGCTACAACTTCTTTAAAAGTACCTATGCCATACTCAATATCAGAACAAATAAGTAGGCAGTCATTAGCCGGGAATATTGCAGATGGCTTTGCAAGTATAATGTTGGACTTCTTTGAAGAAACAAACACAAATATCGTATATACCGGTACGTGGACGGCTCCTGCAAATGCTTCATTTAGTGCTAACGGAACCGCCAAGAAAACCACCGTTGTAAACTCAAATGCAAAGTTTAATTTTACAGGCACAAGGTTAATTATTATGGTGTATGAAGATAGTACAATGTCCTCTAATATAGCTGTAAATATAGATGGCACGATATACACAATATCAGAATACAACCCGTCCTTAACGGTTTATAAAAAACTATCTACCATAATATCCGGCTTAGTCAATAAAGAACATTACTGTACCATCACAAATCTCGCGGATACAAAAGGTCTTATCATTGATGGTATAGCGCTTGATACCGGTTGCATTCTCAAAACATTTAATAGTGGCGTGTAAGGAGGAAAATATGAACGAAAAAATAAGTCCTGATAACATTAAAATACCAATAGTGTATGAGAACAAAATCCTTATACAGCTATTTGATGACTTAACAGGTAAGCAGGTCGATGAGGTTAAGACCCATAATATACTCACAAACGGTGCTGCTAAAATGGCATACATGGATCGGTATTTTGCCAGATTAAAAGACGGTTGTAATACTAGCGCTGATGGTGGTTGGGCTTCAGCTAGTGGTTCCGGTGGTGGTAATATTTATGTACCTTATGGTAACCCTTTTGACGCATTGGTATTATCAAATACAGGACTCGCTGAAAATGCTGATATAAAATTCCTCTATGGTACAAAAGTAGGTTGGGCTGAGAAAACGGTAGCTTATGCTGGTGTAGATAATTTAAGAGGAACTATAAATTTATCGGAAACCACATTTAACGAACCTAACAATTTTCATTATGTTTTTGATTTTTCTACTAATGCTGCAAATGGCACATTTGACACAATATTTTGGCATCCCTTTACTGCAAATGCCTTCGACTTATTATATGGTACTATCGGAAAATATCTAAATAACGTAGGTTCCGGTTATTGGAATAATGGTGGCAAACTTGCAGCTTATAATGGAATAGTTTATGGATGTGTACCAGGAAATGATATGATTATTAGTGAGATAACTGTGAAATTGCTTACTGGAGCTATATTAAACAAATCAACTAACCTAGAATCAATGACCGGTGGATGGATAACTGGAATTTTTGTCGATGCAAATAATATTTGGCTCATAGCAAGCACAAATAAAATTTTTAAACTTGATAAAAACTATAATCTAATAACAACCATTAATATTTCCAATTTTCCAACCGGATATTCAATACCATACGGGTCTGGTGGAGGACTAGCTATTTATAATGGTAATTTTTACTCAATTTTTTTTAAAGATGGTTCTAATATGTTGCTATGTACAATGGACTCAACAGGAGCAGTTATTTCTTCAAAAGATATAGGTCCTGATACATCATCAAGAAATATAAGTATTAGGGATACCTACTTATATGTTACTGATACGGCAATGACAAATACGGCTACTACACCTGCAGCTTGCGGTATATATGACTTATCAAATAATTTAAATAAGATAGGAACATTTGTACAACATGTTATAGGCTCAAGTGAAGGAGCTTTTTCTTCCGTAGCATGGGATGCCGTAAAACAATATTGGATTGGCAATTTTGGCTATAATGGCGGTGGTCATGGATATGCACCTATGTATTTAGTACCGCCAGGAGCAATGGCAAATGTATCACCAAGTGTTACAAAAACTGCTACAAATACAATGAAAATACAGTATGACTTTAATATAGAACTAGCTGTATTTTAGAAAGGAACCATTCATGGATATTAAAATTACGTCTCCAACGAACGCATACAATTTGAAAGCCGGGCAATTGATACTCACAAGCGATAAGGCTTTTTTAATCACATCGATTTCAGTCAATGACTATATCTTGGCGATAGTCGATTTGAAAACAGGCAATACAGAAGCATTGCTTACATCGGGTGAAAATACGACAGAGATAAACGGAAACCTGATAATGAAGGTATTTGAAAACGATCAAGCACAATTGATACTGCCTTAACAAAGCACCGAAGGGTGCTATTTTTATATCAAATTTCACGAGTCAATTAAAATAAAAGAAATACGGAGGGAAAAACATTATGAAAATGGCATGGAACACGATTCAATTGCTAATAACCGCATTGGGAGGATGGATGGGGTGGTTTATGGGAGGGCTTGACGGGTTTCTATACGCACTGATTGCCTTTGTTGTGATTGATTACATCACAGGAGTGATGTGTGCAGTGCTTGAAAAGCGGTTGTCAAGTGAAGTTGGTGCAAGAGGTATATTCAAGAAGATATTAATCTTTGTTCTGGTAGGTATAGGGCACATTGTAGATACGCATTTACTTGGCAGCGGCAGTGCTGTGAGGACCGCAGTAATATGCTTCTATATCTCAAACGAAGGAGTTAGCCTTTTAGAAAACACCTCGAGGATAGGTTTACCTATACCCCAAAAGTTAAAGGATGTATTATCTCAATTACACGGAGAGCAACCTGACCCCGCATCAAACCAAAAAGTAAATTCAGATGAAACAACGAGTACTAAATCGGCAACAGAGTCAAAACAAGAGGAGGAAAAAAATAATGGTTAAAATTTATTTGTCACCGAGCAATCAACCTTCAAATACTTATTGCACAGGAAACACCAATGAAAAGGCTCAAATGGAAGCTATCGCTGGAAAAATAAAGGGCATACTTGATAGCGAATATGACTGTGAAACGGTAATGGCAACCTTATCAATGGGTATTGATGCAAGTGGAAGACCTAAAGAAGCAAAGGATAAGGGCTGCCAGGTGTATATCGCAATTCATTCCAATGCCGGTGGTGGAGGTAAAGCAAGTGGTGCAGTGGGCCTGTATCACCCAAGCAGCGCAACAAGTAAGGCTCTTGCCACATCTATTGTTAATGAATTGAATGCTGTATGCCCTGTAAAATCCAATCGTGCAGTGTCGGTGCAAAGTGGCATGATTGCGTTTAATGGTGCCGGCTATGGTGAAATCAGGAGTCCATCTCAGTATGGATTAACAGCAGTGCTTATAGAAACTAATTTTCATGATAATTTGCAAACAGCCACATGGATTATAAATAGTAAGGATACAATCGCAAGAGCATATGTTAATGGAATTGTAAAGGCTTTAGGAATTGCAAAAAAGCAAGCGGCT